TTTAAAGTATGATTGATTTCCGAAAGTATACAAAGTTTGTTAATGCTGTAACATCAAATGAAAGTAAGTACGGTGGACATTTTAAAGACCGTATAAGAGAATTGGATTCTAAAGACTTCTCTTCACATAGAGCATTAACTGCTGCATTAGGACTATCTGCTGAGTCAGGTGAGTTCACAGAAATAGTAAAGAAGATAGTTTTTCAAGGTAAACCAGTTACCCAAGAAAATCTATTTCATATGAAACGTGAACTAGGTGATATCATGTGGTATTTTATACAGGCATGTATAGCACTTGATACTTCACCAGAAGAGATTATTGAAATGAATGTGGACAAACTAAAATCCAGATATCCAGGCGGTGAATTTGATGTTCACTATTCTGAGAACAGAAAGGAGGGAGATCTATGATACAAATAGCAGCAATAATTGCAATAGCAATGATTTCTTCAGCATTAATCATACTGTATGTTTATAACCCACACAGATAATCTAAATAGGAGGGAAGACCCTCCTATTTTTATGGCTTCAGACGGTATTGCTACTCAACAACAAGAAAATGCCTCAGCGTATACATTTAAAATGTATATCGAAACAGGAAAATTACCTACACTTGGTCAGATTGCAAGCATCTATCCGAGTGTAAATGCCAAATGGATGACAACTTTTACTGAACAGGCAAAATTAATTAAAGGATATGTTAATCAACATAAAGGATATAACTATTCTAGAGATGATGGTATCATGCCTTTTCTAGAAAGTATGGCAAAAACATATTGTGGTGTCGAAGGTGGAGATAGAATATTTGCTACAAAAGATACTTGGAATCCAATGGATATTGTAATGGTAAAGAGATCTGAAGAAAATAGTATCAAAAAAACAATTAAAGAATTGATGACAATTGATGGGCTTACACAAAAAGGTAAGTTGACTCTTTTAAATAGTATCATGTATGAATCTCTTAAATCAAAAGATATGATACCTGTATCATTAAAGAAAATAAATTTAAAATATGGAATTGATCTAGAAGAAGAATTAAATACAGGAAATCCAGAACAAAAAGATTGGAAAGTTTTAAATCCTAAATGTTTATTGAATATTAAAGATCGAGTTTTTGAGAACTCAGAATTTTCTATGCATTTTCAGTTAACTAAACCACCAGCATTTAAAATAAAGGTTCAAGTTAGAAATAGACAGTTAAGTAATCCCAATGGAACTGTACAAACAGAATGTATAAATGAGTCTAAACCAGCTGCAAAGTTAGGAACTGTTCCATCAGATTTGATAGATAAATTTTTAACATCACATCAGTTATCAAAACCTAAATCAATATCAAAACATCCTAATATACCAAATAATTTTCCTGGCACATGGGACCCATTTATGATTGATTATTGGATTGACGTTTATAATAATATTAAAAATAAAAAGATTGGCAATAAAAGTGTTGATTTTGGTGATCTTAGTATTACTGGTACTGGAGCTGATGAAAGTGGAATAGAGAATGTTATTAAGAATGGTGCTGCAAATGAAAGTGCTATTGATAGATCAAACAATGGTAGGTTTAGAAATATATTAGTTGCAATGGAATATGTACAGTTCATGCAAGAATTAACTACTAAAGGTGTATTAAATGATTTTTTAAATATTTTATATTATGGAGCTAAAAAAGCTTACGATCCTTTGAATGGATCATTCGTTAAAATTTTCTAGTTATGGCTAAACAAAATAAACACTTAGAACATTTAGAAGACGATATTTTAAACAATGGTAGTAGCGGAGGAAAGACTTCAGTTGCTTTTCTTAAATCTCTTGGTGACATGTTATCACAAGGAGATAAATCAAAAAGTATTAAAGTAACTACAAAGTGGGATGGCGCTCCAGCAATTATTTGTGGTATTCATCCAGTTTGGAAAGCTTTCTTTGTTGGTAACAAATCTGTATTTAATAAAACTAATCCTAAAATCTGTTGTACACATGATGATGTAGATTTCTTTTATCCAGATAGCGGATTAAATTCAATACTTAAGTCATGTTTAACACATCTTTCTAAGTTACCAATATCAGGAGTTATACAAGGCGATCTTTTGTTTACTGAAAATACTAAAAGTATAGGAACTATTCAAGGACAGCGTTCTGTAAAATTTACTCCAAACACTATTACATATACAATACCTTTGAATACAAATCTTGGTCAACGTGTGAATAACTCTAAACTTGGTATTGTTTTTCATACATCATATAGTGGTGATACCATATCAAATATGCGAGCTGGATTTGGTGTAGATGTATCTAGTTATCAGGGAGTCGAGGATGTCTCTGTATTTTCATCTGACTTTAATGATGCAAGTGGATCAGCTAATTTTACTTCACAAGAAAAAACTAAGTTCAATTCAATTTTAAGTCAAACCACAGGGTCATTAAAACAAGCATCTAAGTTTTTAGATGCAATGTCTGGTACTGATAAGTATTCATTCAATATAGTGTTCAAACAATTTTTTAATGCTTATATTCGATCTGGAGCAATGATACCACCAGTAAATCAAGTTGTAGGAGATTTTGCAAACTATTATTCTTTTCTTTTAGACAAAGAAATTAATTCCAAAAAGTCTGAAAAAGGTAAACAAAAATGGATGACAGTTAAAAATGATGGTCTAAAATTTATTTCTGCAAATCAAAAATCAATTTATTTTACTGCTGCATCATATAAAAATTTAACAAAAGCAAAGTTAATGATTATAAGAAAATTAGAATCTGTTAGAGATATTGGAACATTTTTAAAAAAAGGAACTGGATATTCCGTTACAGCTCCAGAAGGTTTTGTTGCAATTAAATCAGGTCAAGCATTAAAATTAGTTGATAGACTTGAGTTCTCTGCTGCAAACTTCTCAACTGACAAGAATTGGGATAAATAAATATAAATGTAGAACCAATAGAGACTTATATGAAGTCCTTTAACAATTTCTTTGGTGAAGCTCGGACTAAAGCAGGACTCGAAGCTGAAAAAAAGGGTTTAGTACACACAGGTAAAGGTTATTACGCTGATAAGGCTGGCAAAATTGTTGCTAAAGCTGAAGGCGGAACTCGTCTTGTTCCTCTATCTAAGAAAGAACAGGATAATCTAAACGCTGGAGCTCCTTTGAAAGGCCCACAGTCTGCTGCTGATGCCCAATCTCTTGCTAAAATGGCATCTGATCTACAATCTGTTAAAGATACAGTTGCACCTGAACAACCACCTGAAGAGGAACCAAAAGCAGATGAAAAATCTGGTGAGGAAGAGTCATTATTACCTCGTAATGAAGGTGGTGGAGAAGTTGTAATTACATTTGGTAGATTCAATCCACCACATATAGGTCATGCAAAGTTAATGGACAAAGTTGCAGATGAAGCATATGCTTCTGGTGCTGACTATATGATATATCCAAGTCATTCAAATGATCCTGAGAAGAATCCTTTAGACTTTGGAACTAAATTGAATGTAATGCAGCATATGTTTCCACATCATGCTGATAGCATTGCAAATGATCCTCAAAATGGAAGAAACATCTTTGATGTTCTTAGAAGTCTTTATGGACAAGGATATGATAATGTCAAAATTGTCGTAGGTGATGACCGTGTAAAAGAGTTTTCAAATATAACTTCTAAGTATAACGGTAAAACTTATAACTTTGGCGGTCTTGATGTTATCAGTGCTGGTACAAGAGATGCTGACTCAGACGATACTGTAGAAGGTATGTCTGCATCTAAGATGAGGAAAGCAGCATCAGATAATGACTATGATGCTTTCAAAAAAGGACTCCCAGAAGATCTTGATAAAGAACAAGCAAAGGCAATCTATATGAGATTACGCCGTGCAATGAATCTTGAATCAAAAGATTATAAAGTTGCTCCAAAACTAGACGAATCTGCTTTACGAGAAGCGTATCGTTCTGGAGAACTCTATAAAGTTGGTGACATTGTAGAAAATTTGAATACTGGAGTTATAGGTAGAATTATAACTCGTGGTACAAACTACATCATTATGATTGATGAAGAGAAAAGAATTTTTCGTCATTGGATCAAAGATATTATGGAAAAAACAATATGGGAGGTAGGTACTGATGAGTATCGTGCTGCTGTACAGGCGTTGACACCTGGCCAACCAGTTACCTCTTTCACAAAAAAGTCAACCCCACTAAATAGTAAAAAACCTAGTAAAAAAGATGGACTTAAATAAGTATTCTTCTTATCTTTCACTTCCACCTTCTAATCTATACAGAGCAGAAAGGTTAGTGGAATCTGTTATTAAATATCACCTTAACCATGAAGACATGGTTGATGAGATTGTAGAGAATCTTACTGGTGAAACATTAGAGTATGCCTTGAAACTGTTTGTAGAGAAGACTGGAGCGGATTTAAATGAAGCTCTAGAGTATATGGGTGTAAAGGTTGCATTTAATGGTACTACCTACAGTGCTCCGACTGTTGGTTTATATGGTATTAAGTCTAAACCAGAAATTAAATCTAAGATTAAAGCAAAAGTACTTGCAAGAAACGAGAAAGAGAATAAGTCTAAGTTAAAGAAAGAAGAGTATACAGTAACAAACGCTGATAAGAAAGGTAACACACCAGCATACCAAGCATATAAAGCTGGTAAGAAAAATGTAAAAACTGGTAAACCTTTATACAAAGCAGCAGATCACATGAAAGAAGAAGCTGCAAAGAGACTAGGTAAGACAGTACAAGAGATGGATGATCTTTGTGATTATTTTGTAGAACATGATATTGCAATAAGTTCTAATGATCTAAATGAAGTAATGCAAACCATTGATCCAGAACATACAGAATACTTCTTAGAAAAATTACAAGATCTTAAAGGAAAGAAAAAAGGTGGTGTAATTATTAATCCTAAGACTGTAGAAGATGCTAATGAAGGATATGGTATGCCAAACGCTGAAGCTGCAAAGAAAGAAGCAAAGTTAAAGCGTAAGGAAATGATCAAAGTTGCTGCTAAGAAAGTAGGAGCAATGAAAACTGAAGGATCAATGAAGCAAGCACGTAAGAACGTAGGTGCTGATACTTGTTGGGATGGATATAAAGCAAAAGGAACTAAGAAAAAGAATGGTAGAGTAGTTCCTAACTGTGTAAAAGAAGATGAAGTAGCGGAAGGATATAAAGATAAGAAGAAAAAGAAAGGACATGACTGTGCTTCTAAGGTAAAACATGAAGAGTATGGTGTAGGAAACTGTATTAAAGAAGAGCATACTTTAGATGAGAACAATAATGTAACTCATTATGATGTTATGTTTGGACATGGATTAGAAAGAGATGTTCCTGTTGAGGATTTACAGATTCTTGTTAGAGAATATCATGAGCATGTAATTCCAGATGAGAAGATGCTTGATGAGGGAGAGCGTGGACTTTGGGATAACATCCATGCGAAAAGAAAAAGAATGAAGAGAGGATCTGGCGAGAAAAAAGCAAAACCAGGCGATAAGGATTATCCAAAGACTCTTAACATAGAACATCATCAAAAAGATAAAGATGGTAATACAATTCCACATGAGGATGAGGAAGTAACAGAGGCATTAACTCCACAAGATAAGACTACATTACAAACTCAAAAGAAGTTTGCTATGAAGAAACAGCAAATGGATCGTCAGAAAATGGCTGCAAAGAAAGCTGGTAAGTTAAATGTAAACGCTGAATCATACGATCAGAATACTACTGCGTCTGTTGATTATTCTGGTAGTCCATCAAGTACACCTCCAGAATCAGCAAAAGCAAAGAGATATCCTACCTTTGCTGACATCAGAGCAAAACTTGCAAAAGCTGGAGATCCTTCTAGAGGTATTCCTGCTGAATGTGATACTCCTCAAACTTCCCCAGAAGGCCCTGTAGTTAATTCAGAGTCAGAAATTGAGGAAGGAAAGAAGATGGCAAAGAAAGATTATGATGGAGATGGTAAGATAGAATCTGGTACAGATGAGTACATGGGTTCTAGAGATAAGGCAATCAAAAAAGCAATGGCTAAAAAGAAAGGAGGCTAAAATGAGGTCTTATCAAGAGTTCATGGAACGCTCTTTGACGACTAAAGAAAAGTCAGAAAAAGAGCGTATTGTGAAGGGCATGAAAAAAAGTAAGTCATCCTTTAAAAAAAATTATAAGGATGATGCTGAAAGTGTCATGTATGCAACTGCGACAAAACTTGCTAAAGAGGATGTTCAAGATCTTAAAAAGATTGCAAAAGAATTAGACGGTGCAAGTAAAATGCACAAGGCTCAAGCAAATCGAGTGAGAAAGCATGTCAAGGACATGAAAGAAGGTAAGAAGAAAAACTGTGGATGTGGAAAAGATCCTTGTATAACTTATGGTAAACAGGAAGTTAAAGAGGAATCATGTGGCAAAGGAGAGTATTATTGTAGAGAAGATAAGAAGTGTAAACCTATACCAGAAGGATCTAAGATAGATAAAGATGGAACTTTAGTTTCAGAAGCAAAAAGTGCTGCTTGGACAAGAAAAGCAGGCAAAAAGAAATCAGGAGGATTGAATGAAAAAGGACGAAAAAGCTATGAGAGAGAAAATCCAGGCAGCGACCTTAAAGCACCTTCAAAAAAAGTTGGGAACCCTCGTAGAGCGAGCTTTTGTGCGAGAATGAAGGGTATGAAGAAGAAGTTGACTTCTAAGAAGACAGCATCTGATCCAGACTCAAGAATTAATAAGTCACTTAGAGCATGGAACTGTGAGTATCAACCACAAGGTACACCAATTATAGAATTGAATCGCTATGAAAAAGAAAAAGGTGTAAACACGAAGAGTGGTTCACCTACATCCACAGGCGGCACAAAGAAACCATCTCAACCTAAGAAAAAAGATGCAGCACTAGATGCTGTAAAAGCAAAGTATAAAGGTCAGATTATGAGAAGTGGTAGTAATCAA